CTGTTGTTACTGTCCAATGGATTTTATGGATTCAGTACTTCGTGGGGTGGTAGCCAACCTCAAGATGGCCCTCAGTGCTATCTAGGTCCTCGGGTTGCGAGTCATTCATAAGCGCTGAAGATTATCTTGATTTTACCTCCACGGTTGTTGGGTCACAGCCGCCAAAAACTTGGGTATTGGCGTGCTAACAAGTTCGTGTTCCATTTGAACTTGTGTTTGTGGGTCCACATTGAAGGCCTCTTGAAATGACAATCGAGCTTTAAAGGAAATATCTTTAATATCTGTCAAACCCTGTGAGAGCTTCATTCTATGATCACGCAAATCTACGGAACCTTTTGTGCGTTGGGCCATAGCAGAAAAGAAGGGGCCAAGAATTGGCACTCCTCTATGGATTCTGGCTTCACACTCAGAGACGGTGTGGAAATAGGCCTCAGCAAGGGCTCCGCCGACGTGGTAGTAATCATTCGAAGTGTACGCTCTTGAGAGGGTTCGCTCGAAATGTCGCACCATGATCGGTGGGTCAGTGTGGACGATACGGCATTGGCAATGAACTGCTTCTTCTATGTTTTCCCAAACATCCATGGTCATGATAAAACCAAGGTTGCCGTAGTGGTTCGGGAGCAGATTGATTTCCCCGCGGTCCTGTCGCTCGAGAATTAGTAATAGATCATCCCCATCAACAACAAAGTCATATTTGACTCTTCTGTTGGCAAAATAAGCTTCTACAGATGCAAAGCTAATTAGGGTGTTCCCAAGTCCTGTGTTGAAATCTCCTGATGCGCGCCTACCTTGTGTTTTATACACGATGCCACTTGGGGTGACACCGCAGTTGTTGCGTTGTAGGTCTAGTAGGCGCTGTAATTCGGGGTCATTGTTGAAAGCTTTCTTGTAGAAAGAATGCTCCTCGGTAAGCACTTGTGTGGTGACGTGACTTTCGAATTTGCTGGCGTCTAATGAAACGGCAATTGGGTCAGCAAATCGTTGGTATTTTTCCAGCAGCAGTGCAGCACGCTGCTCAAGGTTTAATCCTTTGACAACAGTGCGCGTTTGAGGTCCTAATGGATTGGTGGAGCTTGAATGCTCGTAAAACCAATGCTCCAAAGGTCTTAGGTACTTCATTAGTGCTAGATTGTACTTGGGGTCACGGCCTTGTATGAACCGAGGGGGCTTTTGAGTGGCTTGTTCCTCACTCAGTTTTTCAACTTTAATGAAACCCTTTATAAAGGAGTCCTTCTTGTTGACTGGGCACTCTAACAGTTTCTCTGCTGCCTGGGTATACCTTTTCAGCATGCTTCCGGTGTATTTAGCCAAGATCTTGGAGATTTTCATCTGTTTGAATCTAGGCACTCGGAATTTTAGCTTCGTGATTACACGCTTGAAGGCTCGAAAATTTGGCGACATGATGTTCACGCCAGGCGTTGGTAGCATTATTCTGTTGTGCAGGGCCAGGAGTTCATCCTGGGGAGTTGTGGCTGGGTAGACAGGTGGGGGTATGTCCAAAACATTGAGGAATTGGACAAAGGGGTTCGACCTTAATTTATGGTCTGGCGCGGAGTTTGTGAGAATTTGGCATGACGGGTCCAAGGGTCCAAGGGCTAGGTCGGGTGTCACGCCAAGTAACTGCGTCAGACCTGGGTTTTTGGCTTGAGGCGTCCAGGCAAGTTCTTCTGCTTGAAGAAGAAGTCCATCAATCTTGTGGCAAGGGCAGGCTTTATGTGCTTGAAGTCCGTCACATCCGAAGTGCCCCCTGACAGAATATCGTTGATATGTGCTGCCTTGGCTGCTACTAGCGGGCTACGTAGGTGAGAAAGTGCAAGCACCTCTACTTCGCTCGGTTCGTAAGCTTTGGCGACACATAGAGCCAACTGATTGGTCTTCCATGTCTCAGGGTTTCGGTATTGTTTGAGGTATTGCATACCTCGGGACTTCAGGGACTGGAGGAGTTCCGCATTTCTGTTTTTGAACATTGCCTGCTGTTGGAGGTGGGCAAGCAAGTTTTGGTCCAATGATTGGCATTGGTCCATAGCGGGTACCTCATTGTCGCACACATCAGCTGAGGGATTGATGTGGTAAGTGACCTGCGGGGTGTGGACGGGTTGGTCATTTTCATCGCGGGTCTCTGCCTGAAAATGATCGGTTATCAGTGGGAGGTAATGACCTGCAACCACTTGTGTTGGGATTTGTATATCCTCAAGCGGACGCACTGCGTTAGCCAAGGGGGCGATGTTGTTGTATACGTTGGGTGCCTCCCTTGCTATCTCAGTAAGGGCTTCCCCTAAGGAAAGCCTGTGTCTCTTGGCTGCCATGCGTCTGTGGTAGCCATATTGGGCTGGGGACCAGCGGCGGAAGTAAGTTGGCTGCTCAACTCCCGCTACTGTGGTGGGAATGCTTTTTGGTGCATAAGAACCGTGTAAGAATTGCGTGGCGCTGTTCATATTTGTTTTGCTACCCTTCCTCAGGCGTAGCGGTTTGTTCGGTGTCTCCTCGACCACCTATTCTCCTCCCCCCAGTTGCTTTTATCCCATTTCTTCATGAATGGGGCTTCGGCTCTAGCATAACCGTTGGTCCCCACGGCCAGTTGAAAGTGGCACGTGGGCGTCCTGAAACTTTTTCATTTCGTCTTGGCTCAAGTTTCAAACCAAAGTTTATTAACGGTGACTGCTCACCGGCCATCGTCCGTATTTACGGCACATCGCGCGACCTAGCGCGAATGGGGGCCTGATGTCTAACACTGAAAACCGGGTAAAAGTATGTATAATGGACATGAGGAGGGCCCCCTGGCGATTTGTTTGTGGCC